AACTTTTTTAACAATTCTATTTAAATCGTTCTCTGTTAATCTTATAGTTTTTTTCATAGTATATTTCTTTAATTATAAATATATCAAAAAGGAACAATTTTTCCCAAAATTTTATTTCCCGTTATAGAGGGGATTATCCCCCATATATGACATCCTGTCAGTATGTAAGGGGGGATACGGGGGGGAGGGGGGGTGTACCCCCATGCCAAAGGGGGGTATGATGGGGGGATGTGGATAACTTATTTACCCCACCCCTCCTGTATAACTTATCCACATCTTATTGTGGATAACCTTCCATTCCTAACATCATGTCAGGTGGTACGGTGTTAGGGTTGGCATGGTATCCTGAGACCTCAAGTTCTTTCCCCAACTTTAGTTCAAGGGGTATGGCAACTGAGTTATGTATACCACTAAGTAATTCAGAGATGGCTCTTTTAATGGGTAATGTATCTTCGACACTATCAACACCCCTAACATACATGGATAAGTATGGGACCCAATAAGGTTCACCACGTCTGAGGTATTTGTCCACTGTCTTGTCCATCTTAAGTCCATACTGTTGAGACAACTCATAGGGATTAATATCCACATCTAAGAAGATGAACGATTGATACTTCTCAATAGAGGCGGGGTCTTTAACATAGACATTCTTAATGAAAGGGAACTCTCTCATCAGGGCTCTCTTGGTCACCTTAAATTCATAGTTGTCGTATAGTTCTTCTAATGTCATGGTCGATTAAATATATTATATAAATATTCGGTTCTATGTTTGGGGATGTTAAATATAATCCTTACCTTTGTATTGTCTGAAAGATGGAGTAGGAAGGGCTAGGTGGAACATACCTTGGAGCTTAATCAGAGGCAGCTCGTCCTATATTTTTTTAATAAGGAGGTTGGGGTTAATTCCCCGCCATCTTAATTAGGTCCTGACATTCCCTGACCATATCTTTGGGGGTATACTCCTCATGGAATATACTGTCATCTTCTATCTTGGCATCTACACATGCCCATGACCCCATACTTAGGGGTTTATTAGTGAAACCCTTTTTAGCTCTCTCGAAATAAAGAACCCCCACCTCTTTGTGGTTTTCTGTAATGGTCACTCTAATCCTGTCGTCTATGTCTGTCAGTTCATACTTCATGGGGGTAATATAAGTTGGGGTACACATAAAATAAAGATATCCACAAAATAAGTTTTCCACATGACACTATGTCAGGGGGTAAAAAAGATTGGGGATGTGGATAACTTTAGGGGTAAAAATTTGGATTTGTCAAAATGTCAGGGGACTCGTCAGGATGGGGATAATCCCCTGACCCACTTTTGGTTCCCCACCTGTATACTATTCTCCCCCACTTTCTACCACCATTTCCTTTATTACGATAGTATTAAGACCATTTTATTCCCCCTGACGATAGTGTGAGGACCACTTTTTTACTATATACGATTTCCAGATAAAAAAGGAGTAGTAAGTGTATGAGGCGGGGAAACGAGTTTACGAGTGTTAGAAGACCACTTTTACCCCTTCAACGAGGGAACCGACTTGTTATTAAACCCCCTCGTTAGGTGGACAATCTATGTCCCTTCGTAGTGGAGACAACTCGTAGTGGAGGAAAGTGGGAGAATAATGGACTCTATAATTATAGACCGTAGGTCTTATCTTACGAGTCCATCCCTGACCCACACTCTATGGATTATATCTTATTACATATAATTCTTACCGAAGGTCTTATCTTATATGTAATCTCATATAATCCACTACATCACATCTCACCTGTCTCTTCGTTTAGGTGGGGACGACTTATTCTTGGGCGGGGGAGTTTTAAAGTGGTGGGATTTGACCACTTTATTCTGTATTTACCATAATGATTTATATGTGCTTACAAAAGTTTCCCATTCATTATTTCTTGATATTGCCGAATGTAGTATGGGACCAAACCTACTAAATTTTTTATCATTTCGTAATGTATTCATTATATTTGGAAACTCATAACCTAATTCTTTATAGTATTTAATTATTTTTTTTACTGTGTTGTCATAATTCTCGTCTCCACACCATACTAAATCTCTATCGTTTGGTGCGGAATTGTTAGGGTATAAATCTTTTACCAAATAGAAATAAGAGCCTTCTTCTATCTCATTTCTTTTTAAGTTGTTTAACCCACCAAACATTCGTGATGCCATAACAGGAATATCGTTTCTTTTTACTTCGCTAAAATATTTTTGAGTTGGAATATAACCATACTCGTCAATAATATCTTTAATTTTGGAAATAAAATAATCTTGGTCTTTATATGAACGTCTAAAGGCTGTTACGGTATAGTTAAATTGATATTGGTTGTTAAGGTATTCTTTTAATTTCAAAATTGACCCGTCAAAAAACTTATTAATATACGATAAAATAACATTACCTTCATAAGATTTTCTCATTTCTTGCTCTGTTATTTTTTTATCCCATCCTTGTTGATTGATAATTTTAATTATGTGTTTGATAGAAGTCTCAAAAGTAGAAACGTTTCCTTTAATAATACTTAATAATTCATTATGAGACATTTCAGGAATATTATAGTTATTTGATATTAAAAAATTACGTATCTCATTGTATAAATACGTCATTCCTTTGTTACCACAAATTTTATCAAATGTTTGAAATAAACCAAAGTTGGATTCTAAGTATAATTTAACTTTTGTTTTATTGTTTCTATTTAGTTCACCCCAATGTTCCCAATGGGTATTAATTTCAGTAAAATATCCATCAGAGTAATATTTGTCAAAAACTTTAGGTGAATATTCAAAAGGTATTTTCCAATGAGTTATTAAACAATATCCCACAAACTCATAAAATCCTCTAAAAATATGGTTATCTTTCACATAAACACCTTTGGATGGGTTTGGTAATTTCAAATCATTTAATAACTGATAATAAACCTCAGATGGGTTATTTATATTTTTAAACCAAGCGTTAAATAATTTAGAATCCCATTCCTTTAAAGAACTAACTGTAAAAGTACATCCCGTTTCTTTAAACAATTTAAACACCAAATCAGACATTGAACTTATCAATTGTTCTTCAGTCCAATAATTTTGGAAGTGTTGCCCTTTACACATTCTACACCCTGAATGTCTATCCACAATACGTCTAAAGTCAGTCTTATTCCATTCTGTTGGGTGTATTTTACACTTATATTGAATACTTTTTTCTCTAGCAGTAACTCTACCAATAATTTGATATTCTATGTTAGGGTTAAAATAATTTAATATTTCTGTAAATCTATTTTCCCACTCTTTGTTTGGAAATGTATAAATATATCTGATGATTTGCCCTGCGGTATATTCTTTACAATTATCTTTGGTTAAATGTTCAATAACATTTGGATTATTAAGTACAACTTTACAATGATTACATACTGAATTATTTTTGTTTCCAAGATAAAACCCCCCTCTTGTTTTGTAGGTAATAATAGTATTACAACATGGACAGTTTCTAACGTAATTCATAATACAAATATACAAAAAACCCCCCACATTACATGGAGGGTTTTAGTTATTTTTTTAGTTTCTTTTGGATTGCCTGTTCTAAAGTCATTCCGTGTTTTGATTTTTCCATACTACAATATTAAAGGATAACCTCATCAAATAAATATAAACTAAGTTTTTAAATATTTTTTTATTTACCTTCTTCTATAAGGTCGTAGTAATCATACAGGTGTCGAATGTTTCCATCTCCACACAAGTAATTCCATATTGCTATGTCAGATTCTTTAAGTTGTTGTTGTTCAGGAGAAACAGGTTCATTTGGTTTCTGATAGTGTTCGAGTACTTCGTCTAATGTCGTCATAGTTTAGTTTATATCTTAATACAAAGTAACAAATAATATTTAACAATACCAAACTTTTTTATCGTAATGTAGATTACCGTAATGCCGGTTACGATAAATAATACAATACATGAGTGAACGAAAAAGGAGACCCTTTAGGAGTCTCCCTTTGTAGTGAGTGAATGAATTGGATTATTTAATGTCATATATAACTTTTACTCCTATATCTTCACATAGACTTGTAATATGTTCCATCTTCATTTGTGTGGATGAGTGAGTAGATACAAATCCCCCACATTTAAGTTTAACAATGTTTACCTTCCTTAATGTGTTTTCACTGAAGTCAGACTCATGTTTCTGAACAAAGGTCCTTAAATTACGTTTAAACACATCATACTTGTATTTGTGAGAAACATCTACTAAGAACTTAGAATAGTTGTCTGTAAAAACATTACTTTTGTAACTCTTCCCTAATGCGTCAAAATGACATACAGTCTTTGTTGCTTTTCGATTTTGTTTTGGTTTAATAACTCTTGGTTCATCATCCATCTTCTCTGTAAAGAAGTTGATAATCATTTCATTAAACTCGTCTTGGTTGTCTATGATAATTTGTTTTATATTCTTCATGGTTAAATTATAGAAAATATAAATTCCCCAGTCAATCCCTAGTGTAAAAAAATGTAGATTATTTCTGTTGTTGTGTGGCCATTATTTAACCCCACACATCTGTATCAGTTATCTCTTCATGTAATAATGAATACCATATGTTCTGTAATTGATGAACGTATAGTATATCAAATGAGATTGGGTATTTCTTTCCATCATCACTTGAATCACCACTATCTGTATACTCTTGGTAGAAGGCCCAATTCTTGGCCCAATCCCTGTATTTAAAACAATACTTATAATCAAATTTTCCTCTACACCAATATTCCCCATCTTTATGGAATTCAAACTTTATAAACCATTCATCTGTTAATGGTATTGGTTCTTTAAACTCACGATACATATCAATGTCATTACCACACTTAATAGTATCTTCACCAAATTCCGTTGATGCAAATTCTGACCACTTAAAATAGTTACCAATTCTTTCCATATGTCAAACATACAATTTATTTGTAGTATAATCAACAGGAAGTTGAATGTTATAAATTTTATGTATATCTTTATTCATATGGAAACCGAAACTAAAATGTTGGATAAATACATGAAGAAGATGTTCCCGTTTATTATCAACGTATCGGATGTTGAACTTGTTAAAACTCGTAGACAATACAAAGATAAGGATTCTAAGGTCAAGTTACATATTTCCATATATGTTTCTCCATCACATTTCTGTGAACTCATGGACAATAGAGTTGAGATTAAAATGAATCAGTATATGTTGAGGGAAACCTCATCCATGATTAAATCTATTATCCCTGATGTTGATGAGAATAAAATTAAATTCTTGTTCTTCCCCGACATTGATTCCGTTACCATCTTTGATGACTTAACAATCCCCATAAATTAAATTGTAGGTTTACTACCTTCTATTTAAGTATTCGTCAATTTGTTGTTGTACTTCAGGGTTATCACCTGTGTAAATAATATCAATAAGATAACGATGTAATGGATATATTTCATTGGTCATCACACGTTCCTCTAATTCATCATTCTTACTGTGATGTTCGTAGTCAGGTTCAATCCCTGCGTAGTTAAACGATTCAACTTTATACTTTGTTCTTAATTTATTTCTATCTGCAACAAACGTCATGTTTGAATCTTCCAATGGTGACTCCAATCCTATACCTATTGTATGACCTGGGTCCCAATTTTTATCTCTTGTAAAAGATATTGCGTTTTGATGTTTTGTTCGGGCTAATCGTTTGTCGTATGATAAGTAATCTCCTGATGGTAATGAACCAGCTCTTAATGCGTCACTGTTGATTATATCTAATCCCCTACTTGTTGATGTCTTATGATATAATGGAATACCTATAATGTCATCAAACACTTCGTTCAATCCCATTACTTCTTTAATCCTATTTATGTCCTCGTGTAAGTTCATTAATAATAAATACTTTAATCTTTTGTAATTAATTCAGATATTTGTGTATCTTTGCCTCATTATGACGAAGGAGGAATTTACAATACAGAAGCTTGTTGAGATGCGTAACGATATTAACAATCGTATTGAAAACTATAGGGACGGTTATTTTTATATCTGTGAGATTCGTTCCTATGGTCGTAATTGGTCGGATGGGAATATCTTTAACACTTATACTCTTCAGGAGTTGTGTGACGAATATAATGGTGATGATGGAATCGTTGATGTGTATTCTAACAACCCCGACCTTAAGATTGATAACTATGGTAATGTTATGTTTGTTCCCACTGAAGAAGACCTTCAGAATTGGAAGGCTCACACTTATCTTATTAACCAAGTTTCTCGTGTTGAGGAAGAATTGGATAAATGGGATAACCGTGATGATGTACCGTTTAAGCATAGACCTATGTTTACTCCCGTGTATACTCGTGAAGACCTTGAGGATATGAAGTCCAAACTTGCAAATTTTGATATGTCATTATTTGTTGCTCCTGTTTGTGTTAAACAACAGTATATTGATAACGAACAATAAATCTGTCGTTGTGTGGCCGGCTTAAAATCCCCAGCCCCTTTTTATTGTATTTATAGTTATGGAAGTATCTAACAAAATAATTAAGAAAGTATTAGAACACTTGGTTTCACCTAAGTGGGATGGTATTGTGGAATATCTGATTGAACCTTCCACACACGATGATACAGGTGTTGTACACTACATAATAGATGTTATATTTGATATTACTGGGTATTGGGCAACATATCACGCAGGTGACTATGATTATTCAGACCAAATGGATGAAGAGATTTCAGATGATGTTAGAAATGCTGTGAAGTATTTGGGTATCAACAAAACATTTGTAACATTATATGTTAGGGATGAAGATGGAAATAATTAAACAGAATTAATTATTCCTAACCCCAACCTATTTTTTATTTCTTGTAGTATTACACAGATTTAAGAACCACTTCCAACATCTGAATCTTTTCTCGGTCTGCCTTGGTCTTGCTTTCTTTATTCTTAAGGAACTGAATGGCATCCAAAATTTCTTTTCTTTTGTTGTTTGGTTGTGCGGTAAAGTTTTTAACCTCACCTGTCATCACAACAACCTTGTTATCCTTTGTTATTGTGGTGGTTTGGTCGTAGAGGATATCAATAATCATTTGAGCTTTTCTTTCATTTCTGACAATAGCAAGTATGATTATTTGTTTGAGTAGTTTTTTCATATCACAAAGATACAAAAAAACCCCCACTTATGTGAGGGTTTCTTTTTTAACCTTGACCACGATTTAATTTCTTGTAGTTCTTGGCGGTCTTTGTCTTTGACGTTTTTGTTTTTGAGTGAACGCCAGGTCGGCGAGTTTTTGAGCCAACCATTTTGGTTGAGCTTGAGGTTGTTTTTGCTTTTGCCATTATCTTTGTATGTTAAAGTGTTAGTGGAACAAAGATATATATAATTTTTTACTATACAAACAAATTGAATGAAAAATTATTTAAACTTTCTAATAAAAAGTCTTCACATTCATGTATTTTGATAAATCGTATTTGTCAATTATCTGTTTGAAGATTTGTCGTCTATATCCTACACCTAATATGTTTTTTTTATTAATAAAACTATAACCAAATCCTGAATCACCACTTGTTCCAACAACTTTATAATAGTTTTGATTATGAAGAGTTGTTGGGTATAATGTGGCAGTGAACAAATATCTATGACCAACCTTGGGACCATATCCAAATTTACCTAATTCTTTTTCATTACGACCCGCCCATTTTATATCTTTTAGTCCAAGTTCATCAACTAACGCCTTATGTAAATATAAATTCATTCTATCTAAAGACATATAAGCAAGTGGAGTAGTTGTGTCTTCACTGAACTTAATTATGTCTCCGTCATAAGCAATTTTAATTATATTTTCAATACCCATTACTTTAACCATTGTTTCAAATTGGTTAGGGTCTTTTATTAATTGTCTGATGTTTTCAATTTTGGATTGTTTGTCTTCATTAACAAATTTAAAATCAATTTCTATTGGTCGTTTCCCGTGTTTCTTTTCCGTCAGTTTCCTGTGGAGTTCCCAATCAATAATTGACTCTGTCACTTCAGTATCATCCTTCGCCATGGCATATAGTTTACTTATTTTTCTCATTGCTTGGTTTGAAACTTTATGGAATCTGTCAATTTCACTCTTAAAGAATTGTATTGGATTGTCTCTATATTTTAAGACGTAGTTTTGGAATTTTAATGCAATCTTTTCAATCTTAACATCATCATCGTTATTATCAACAGGTGCTCCCATTGCTCTAAGAAATTGTGTAAACGTATTTTCACTACGACTAACATAATTTTCAAATTCATTTAATTTCATATTGGAGATATTAACATAAATAATGTTTAAAAACCTTTCTACTTTATCTATATCCGACATTCCTTCAGTGTCCACACCAATACTATCAAAGATAGTATCAACGATTTCAAGATTATTATAAATCCCTTTGATTAATTTTTCAAAAGTAAAGTTTTTAATATCTACCAAGGTTTTAAAGGTTATATTATTTTGTAAGAATTCTCTAAATTGGGACTTACTGATACCTTTACTTCTCATGTTGGAAGCAACTTCTGTGGTTCTAACTAAATCCTCAGCACCATCGGTAAAATATATATAACGAACAAATTCATCATCAACCTCAGGGACATAAAATGATGGTAATTTATCTATTGCAGCGTATTCAGCATCCTTGCCAATTAAACCAATTGGTTTAACCTGTTTATCGTATTTGTGTTTTAATTCGTGCGCCAAAGAACCAATACTATGGTCTTTATCTCTAATAAATTCTTTATATAAATCTTGTGGTTCCCATTCAGGTGATACATAATAAACAATACTAAAGCCAGCACTTGCCGATAGTGCAGTTCTTTTCATCATAATGTCACGGTCAAATCTAAATTGTTGCGACATACCCATTGAAGATATTTTTACGTTTCCATCAGAGGTAAGTTTTTTGTAAAAATCATCAACCTCTTGCACCTCAACCTCTAATGTGTATTCATCAAGCGTAATCTTTTTCTTGTCACCCAATACCACGTCAATATCATCTCTAAATTCATAAGATGATTCTTTATCTGTAATACTTTTTAAATTATCCGCAAATACTTCATATAATTCTTCAGCAGCATCTAAAATTGAATTAGGAACACCTAACGCCTCATTAATTACCTCATGTTGTTCCTTGGTGACAATAATCTTCATACTATTAAATAGTTTAATCTTCCAAATCAAGATTAGCTTCGTTTAAAATCTTTCTCATTTCTTCCCTGATTTTCACGCACACTTTGTATTCTTCATTAGATGCCTCATAATTTCCAAACAAACTAACATCGTTCCTTTCAACAGAACGTAAAACTTGGTCAAGGTCCCACATGGCAATTTTCCATTTTGACCCATCAAGTGCGTTTCTTGCTTCAATAGATTCCTCAATTGAATCAAATTCTAATATTATCTTTCCCATAAGGTACAAAGTTAGGTATAAATTTTATAAAATACAAAAAATATTTTAATGTGTCATATAATACACAAAATGTTACAAATTTGTCCCTTATAAGACACATTATCTTTTGAATTCTTTAAATGTTTCTCATTTAATCTCAGGATAATAAATACCTTCATATTCGTTTAATAATGAATCTTTATTATCTTTATATGTATGACAACAATAGAAAAACACATAGTAAAGTTTATTGAAGATAAGTTTAGTTTCCCTTATCTATATTATAATAAAGCAGAACAAACGTGGGCAAATGAGTTCTTTCTGTTCGATATTAAAACATCAACCATGTATATTAGTGATGAGGTTAAATCAACTCTTAATAGAAAGTTTGGTAAAGATTTTATTGATAAGATTATGATTACAGTAGTGAACGCTTGGTTTAGTAAAGCATATAAACTTAAAATTCAAGAAATAGTATAATTAAGTTGTATTTATTGTTAATATGAATATTATCCCACAAATAAAAACTGTAATTAAAAAATTAATCATGAGACAGTATCCCGAACTGACGGAATTTGAGGTTCGAGATTTATTTGCCGATGATAATATAGAATCTTGGTTAGGGAATAATTATGTTGTCGATTTTTATACTTCAGAGTGTTTATCAACAAAAAAACAAATGGAAATAGATACTGAGGTTAAAACTTTATTTAAAATGTTATCTCCTGACAAATCAATAAACAAAGAACCTATAATATCTTGTTTCTTTGATTGTGGAGATGGTGAAGGATTTAATTTTAGTTCAGAATATGGGTATAAACATTAACCCATATTAATTATTGACCATTTACCATCAAAGTCTTCAACCAAACAAGTTGAGTTTTCACAAAAGTCACCTGAATTCATATAATCTTCAGTTAATCTTGGTTGGTGGATATGTCCGCATACCGCAACATCACAACCTTTACTCTTTGTCAGTCCTTTAGCATTTTCTTCAAAGTCAGACACAAAATTAATTGCACCCTTTACACTTTGTTTAATATCATTTGCTAATGAATGATAAGGTAGGTTAAATTGTCTCCTGATGAAATTATATGTTGTATTCAATCTTATTACCAGGTCATAAGATATACCACCAAGTACTGCAAGCCATCTTACTTTCATAATAACAAAGTCAAGAACGTCACCATGAAAACAATAATACTTTCTACCATCAGCTCCGATGTGTGTATACTTCCTAACGATTTGAATGTTATTCATATAGAATGGTACAAATGGTTTTAGGAAATCATCGTGATTACCTCTAATGTAAACCACTTTTGTCCCTGTCTCACTTCTCTTCATAAATCTTCGGAATATCTTTGAACATTCTTTTTTCCATTTTCCTCCACTTTTAAGAGCCCATCCGTCGATGATATCACCATTTAAAATTAATGTTTCAGACTGATTCTCTTCCAAGAATTTAATAATTTTGTCTGTTTGTGATTGTCGTGCACCAAGATGCAAATCACTCATTATTATTGTTCTCCATGTGTTCATGACCAATAACTCTTACTATCTTTAAAATATTCTTTATTGTTTTTATTTAGGACTGACCCAATCATTAGTTTGCTCATGTACCACAAACCTTTATTGTGAAATCTTCTTGGCGATGTATATAAAAAAGCATTATGTATTTTAAACATATTTCTTTTTATTTGTTTGGAATACATATAATCTTCAGCAACTTTAACTTCTTCATCAAACCCACCAATCTCTTTAAACTTTGATGATTTTGTTAACATGAATCCACCCAAACAGAATGGTGATATTAACATTGAAAGTTTTTGTAGAACATCAAAAACTTTATAAACATAATTGTAATCTCCGTTATCAGTTCTGAACCTAAGACTAACCAAATCTAAATTCTCATTTTTAATTTTTGATACAACATTGTTTAACACATCATTATCTAACAGGAATATATCAGAATCCATAAATAATACATAGGGTGTTGAAACTAATTTAAAACCATTGTTTCTTGCTATTGAAGGTAATCCACCATCTATGAGAAATAAGTTAAAATAATCCCTTTCATTATCGTATTTAATTCTATCCAATAACGATGGTTTAGTTATTCCATCATCAGATGAATCACACACAATTACTTTTACACCTTCAATACTTGTTTGGTGATTTAATAAATCTAATGTTTTAGTTATAATATTTTTTTCGTTTTTACAAGGAATAACAATAGTTAATAATTCACTTAGTTTCATATTAATCTTTTATAATTAAATCTTTTATTGATTCTAATTCTACATTCATTCTTGATTTACCATCATACAGTTCAACATATAAATTTGGATTGTTTGGCACATAATACAACTCCGTTATAACCCAATTGGTCCCCATATAGTTTATCTCTTTACTTTTAATTACAAATGCATCTCTCATGTAGTTAAATACTACCAAGACGTTTTCTTAATTCAGTTGAGCTATATTTGTGAGTTCTTTTATTAAAAAAATATTCCATTTCTAAATTACACCCTGTAAAAACTTTATTTCGATATTCATCACCTATTATTCTAATATCAATATTATTATTTTGAAGGATGGTCATGAGTTCTCTTTCAGTTTCATATGGAATGATTTCATCCACGTATTTTACGGAAGATAGTTGAGTCCACCTTTCATAAAAAGATTGAATTGGTTTGTTTTTATCAGGTCTATCTAATGTTGGATTTATTTGTAAAGCAACAATGAGATGGTCACATACCGATTTTGCTTCTTTTAACATTAAAATGTGTCCCGCATGTAATAAATCAAATGCGCTGGCAGTTAGTCCTATTTTCATATTTAAATTTTTTTCCGTTTTCAATTACATCATTCACATATTGGGTATGAGGTTTGGTTCTATCTTCTTTTCTGTGATAGTAGTTACCCCAATCTCTATTACCATCTTGTGCGGGTAATGGTTGTACTTCTTTAATACCTTTTTCCAAAACACTAGTAACCTCAGGTAATCTACGGTTTTCACGATATTCAGCAGAAAAATCCATTGGGTTGTACACTATATGACTCATTGGCTCAATTTTTTTTACGCCATTTTTAATTACACCCTCAACCCTACCTGTATGGTGATAAACATCATCATGAGTTTCTTTTATACCATTTTTAAGAACATCTTCAATAACACAAGAACCATCAATTTGTAGAGATTTTTCGGTGTGTTTTACCCCATTTTGAATGGTGTATTCAACGTCTTCTGTAAATTGGTCAGACCAATCATACTCATGAGGAATTTTATCTGAATAGGTTTTTTTCACCCCATTTTGAATGGCGTCTTCAACAGTCTTTGGGTGTCGCTCTGCATCTCGGTGAGTTTCTTTCACCCCATTTTGCATAATTTTTTCAACATATTTTTGCGGGTAAATTGAACCAATTTTGGTCTCTTTTACCCCATTTTGAATAACGCCCTCAATAGAATCATCAATTAAAAGGTCACAACCTGAATGAGTTTCTTTCACCCCATTTTGAATGGTGTCTTCAACTCTATACGGACCATAATTTCTACCCCCAGAGGTGTATTTCACCCCATTTATGATAGTATCTTCAACCCATTTGGTAATGTAGTGTTGATTTTCAACAACATCCATTGAGGTGTAAGCAAATAAACCTTTAAAGAAATTATAGTTATACCACAACGTACCATCTTTGGTAAGTTCAATAACCCATTTTTTGTCATCAGTAAAAATAAGCCAAATAGAACCGTTACTTATATATTTATCGACTCCCTCAACGGCATCGTAAATTAATCGGTTAACAATCTTCTCCATACCACAAATATAGAAAATATTATTTTAACAAACAATAAGTTATTATTTTTTTCCTTTGGGAATGATTCTAAACGCAAGAACTCTCTTACCATTAACGGTTGGCATTCCGTATTCGTCCTTACCAATTGTCTTGACGGTTGTTTTTTTGTTTTTAAATCTACCTGTATAGATGGTGTCCCCAACCTTTAATGGGACATATATTCCGTCAATTCTATTATTCTCTTCCATTGTTATTCTATGGTATCTTCTTCCATACAGTTTTGAGATTGGTTAAGTAAAACCATTGGTCTAATACCAATATAATCTTCAATATATTTGGCAATTCTATTTTCGGTACTATTACCAACATATTTGGATGTTAATACTAAAACAAGATAATCAGATGTTTTTGGTACTTTTACGGCAACTACATCACAAACAGGACTTTCAAAAAAAGTATTTTTAAAAAAACGTAAAACAAGTTCTTCCATAATATTACTTAATTTATCTCGTTCAATATTTTCTTTATTGAATTTTTTAATCGTATTTTTTAATTGTTGTTCTGTTATAATGTATTTCATAATCAATCGTTTTCCCTATCTTTAACATCAAAATAGAAAACATCAAGGTCTCTACCATTTTCAAGTTGTCGTATTACATCCTGTTTTTTAAATAAAGTGTGAGCCACAATATAATCAATCATTTCATTATCTGTTATTCCCTCAGGTCTAACAGGTTCATCTTTGCAAGGATTTTCCTTTTCAACATAATCAATATTATTAATATTTAATCCCGATTCATTCACCAACTCTTCAAATTTTGGGACCATAACCTCATCATACCATTCTTCAATAACATGAAGAGCATAAGATTTTTTAACACTGAATACGTTCCTGATATTATCAACAATTCTAGTGGATACCGATAAATGTCCCGATTCAAACTTACGATTTTCAAAGTAATAATTTGCACTAATTAAATTTAAACCATCAATACACCAATTCTCACTAAGATTTCCATAATTGTTATTTTTTGTTCTGAAAGTTCTTTTACCATCTCTAATAAGAAGGTTTAGATATTTAATAATCCCTTTCTGTAATGCATCACTACTTTTATTGAACCTATTGAACTGTTCCTCGGTGATTATTATTCTCATAACTTATAAATACTTGGGTAATTTAAATATTTCTCTTATCTTTGTCAAATGATTGACAATTTAGAACTAATTAAACCACTTTTGAACTTTGATAAAGAAGGTGACTTCTACATGCTTTATGTCTTCAAGAGAAAGAAAGACCAACCTGAAGGTGAGAAAGACAATCACCAATCAGTTAGGACTATTAAGACTTATTGTATCAAAAGTATTGAACACCTTGAAAAAAGATATGATGAGATTATACAACTCTGTGAAATGTTTAAGGCTCGCTCATATATCCATGTTCAAAAACAAAACCATAAGGATGTTTCTTTGAATATGATGGTTGAACTTGCTCAACGTATTCAAAACGGACAACACAATCAAAACGGTTTGTTTGATTCAGTTGTGGGTCAAATCAAAACTCAAGAGAAACGTTGGATTGTTGATGTTGATATGAAAGATGAAAACGCATTAATGAAAATTATGAAACTCATTAATAATGGTTGCAAACCGTTAGACATAGTAAATGAAACTCATTTACATAAGTCAGATGGTACTATGGAAGTGACTTATGATTATGACCCAAAAGTAATCAAGGTCATTCCAACTAAAAGTGGATATCATTTAATTACTAAACGATTTGATGTTATGTCATTTAATAAGATTATGTCTTTACAAGGTGATGTACCCGATATACAAAAGAAGAACCCAACTTTACTTTATTTACCTGACTCTTTAGATTAAGATATGAAAATTAATAGAGAAGAGGTTTATAATAAATGTGTCGGACATTGTGCGTATTGTGGTAATGATATTACAATAAAACAAATGCAAATCGACCATAAAGAACCTTTATTTAGAAATCATACAGATAAACAATTGGAACACTATAAAAGGGAAAGAGGTACCAATGATATGGATAACCTCTTACCTTCTTGTGGAAGATGTAATAAATGGAAGAGTACATTCACTGTTGAGGCATTCAGAAAGATTGTAGGAACGTCTTTAGTTAGGTTAGAACGAGACACACCAAACTATAGGTTGGCTCGAGATTTTGGATTACTAACTGAAAATAATATTGATGTTGTATTTTATTTTGAGAGATAATTAAAAACCCCCACATTTCTGTGAGGGTTTGTTTTTATTTAAGTAAGTTGTAATACTCTTTGAAGTGTTTAATTCTATCAACCAATCCGATAGTTCCACCATTCACTCTTTTTGTAACCGCAGTTACTGTAGCATCATCCGCTCCTTTATCACAAATAGCCCATAACTTATTTGAATCAAAGAAGAACCCTGCAGACGCTAATGGGTATTTTGTAGCAACCAAATCAGGATTTGCAACTGTATCTTCACCAATAAACTTAGCGAAGTTTGTGTAGTTTGCCTTACCTGTCAATTGGATGTAACCTCTACCTCTAAATTTGAAACCTTCTTTGGTTGTTTCATCGCCATTACCCATTCTACCACCATATACTTTGGAAGCTATTTTCTCAGGGTTTCTTGAATATGACTCAGCAATATTACCAGGAAAATACTTAGGGAAGATTTTTTTCAAACCATCAGCAGAATAGTTTAAGTTTTCAGATACTGCTTTAAAACCACCTGACTCATGACCACATTGTGCCAAGAAGTGAGCTAGTCTTAAATTGTTTGTAATATTAAACTTTGCAGCAGTTTCAGGAATCTGAGCAATAACCGCATCAGGAATGTGTCCTTTCAACTTGTCTATGTTTAATGTTCCCGCCTTTGCAATTACCACATCTTCTTTAATTACCGATGGAGCGACTCCACCAAACATTTTAGACCAAGTACCGTCACCTACGATACCATCAGCAGCCAATCCATTTGCCGCCTGCCATTCTTTAATTTTTTGTTCTGTTCCAGCGCCAAAAATACCATCAGCAACTAAACCTAACTTAGCCTGTAATTTCTTTACATCATCACTGTTAGAGCCTTTTTTTAATAACATTTGTTTTAATTTTTAATTTAGTTTATTTATGTATAAATAGTTTAATAACTAAGTATTGAACTATTTGAGTACCCTGTGTTAATCAAATAATAACTTGAACTACCTCCACTTGTTGGAGTACTTATCGTAATTGATGAAGTACCAGGATATGTTACCCTTAAATCAGAGGTTGAGGAGTTTATAGTATTATATTGGCTTTGAGTTAATAGTCTTGTGTTAGGTAATGAACTTCCCCAAGTTGAGAATCTACCACTTTTTTTCATGTAGATATAATAGACATCAGATATTGTAATAATACCATCATTATTAACATCATACCTATAGTAATCTAATGAATTAAATGTTCGACTAATCACTTTGTTGTTAGCTGAAATTGCATCGTTATTACTGATGGTTGTAACTGTTGTTGGTATATCAATTTGAATATACCATTCGGTTGCAGGGTTTGTTGATTGAGAAAAATTATAATACCCCGATGAATTAGTATAAACTGTTTGTTCCAACACCCAAGAGGTGTACGTCACAATATAGTCAAACTCAATTACGTAGGGTAAACTACTACTATTATTTAAATCATTCCATTTTCCTGCCCCAACAAATTGAATATAATCTTCATTACCTGAGTTGTTAGGTTCTCCTGAGTTCCACGAAGAATACGAGTATGTTTCACCAGTAACCCACTTCCATGTACCTTCCGTTACTTCATCGGTCAATCCAATCCAACCTGATGGCCATAACCCATAAATGAATGAATTTTCTGAGGAACTAGTTACGGTTACTAAATGTCCACCCATATTACTACAATTAGTTCTAGCGGTAGTCCAATTAGCGCTTCCTGTAGAACGATAATAAGAGTGTCCGTTGTAGTTATTTTGTGATGTAAACCCAACTAAGTTAGGTGTAGTTCTTTTGTATAATTTTACGGGAACATTAGGTGCTGCACCACCACCAGCATTATAGATATAACCAGAGTATGTAAATGTTTGACCAAATATAATATTGGTAACAATTAAAAATAATATGGTTATATATTTTTTCATATTTTATTAACCGAGTCTATTAAAGATTTTTTTAATGCTGCGGAGAATGATGACTTTTCAAATGGTAAGTTTTCATCTTGTAATTCAATAAAGGTTGATTTAACGTCAACTTTACCTTCACCCACTCCGATGTATTCTTTATTATTAATAATTATTTTAGTAGTGACAATCGTAATCTTTCTTTTCATTTCAAAAGGACCAATGGCAATCCCTGTTGTTGGTGCCTCAATACTTAAAACTATAACAGAAACACTATCCCCATTTTCACAGATTGAATATTTTTCGGATATTACTTCTTCGGTAATTTGTTTAACACCAAGTGTAAATCTTTTGGGACTAACACCTTCAATGTTTGCACGACTTTCAACGTGCTTAACAGAATAACAGTTTTGTGCATAAGTTAACGATGCTAAAAACATCACGGGAATTAATAATAGTTTTCTCATTTTATTTTATATTTTGTATAATCAGTTGATAATGGTTTTTCGTTCTTGAAATAATATACTTCAATAGTTTTACCGTACTTAATTGTCTTATAATATGCATCAGGTATTGTTGCACCTGTTAGTAACACAATTGATTTTGAGGAATACACACATCTAATCTCAACAACAACCTTTTGTATCTTTGCTAAGTCTCTTTCTCTTACTTCTAACAACCTCCAAGTAGTTCTGTTAAGGTTCTCTTGTTGTAATGAACAATTAAGGTATGTGAAGGTCTTAAATAACATTTCACCTGTGCAGTTAAAATCTGCTGCGGGAGCCAAATGTCCTTTGTCATATGGATTGTTTACATAGTCCTTATCATCAGATGTTAATATTGAATCACAAACATAAAAGTCCATACCCTTTCTTGGTGCAGTTCCATTTGGACATTGAACCGTGTATCTAATAAATTTAGGTTGTTGTAATTTCTCTGAATATACTATCTCAAACATGTCAGTCTTGACATAAATTGAATCTCTTAATGGTTTTTGTCCGTAAACAAATAATGGTAAAATAAATCCTAATGTTAATAATAGTTTTTTCATGTTATAATAATGCTTTAGCTCCAAGTAATACTTGGTAATTTATAGTGGTACTTTTTATTTGTTGAACCCCACTGAAGCTCAAGTTAAATTTAAATTTATTTGTTATTCTATAATCAAATGCGGTAAACGGAACTAACAACCAACCTGACTTGTACCATAAACCTTCGTAGTAATAAACAAAAGGTGAATAGACCACGACCATCATAGTTGTGTTGGTTATTTTCTTACTTACTTTAAATGTTCCAACCCCACCACCAAGAGCCGATAAACTTTGGAATCTTGACTCACCCAACTTACCTGTTGTAAAATTAACACCAAGTGTTGATGTAACCGCCTTGTACTTATAAGAAGTCATTAACGATGTTGTATTAAATAAATCTCTTTCAAAGTTTAACATCGATGAGTTTGCAACTATACCAGTAAAGTTTTTAATTTTTTTACCCATGAATAAAGTTAAACTTGAATTATTAATACTTGTAGTATAATTAAGTAATCCGCCCTTAACTACTGTGTTATTGGTATTACTTTTGACAACACTCATGTTCATTCTAAATTGTTGTTTTTCACCTGCAGTTGCACTATTAATTACAACTATATCACCATTCAATACAATTCCACCTTGTTTTGCATTCGCAACCTTTTCCTTCGTACTTGAAGAACTTCTTGCATTATCTGCAGTTTGATTTTGTTGTTTTTCCTCAGGAGTCTGTGGGTTATTACTTTGCCCACTACCCTGAGGATTTGAACCGTTACCACCTACAGTCGACCCAGTTTGTTGTCCCCCTACAGTCGACCCAGTTTGTTGTCCCCCTACAGTCGACCCAGTCTGTTGACCTCCTCCTTGAGTTGTAGTATTTGTATTTCCTGTGTTTCCTCCTGATGTTTGTGACGTTTCTCCATTTCCTTGAGTTTGTCCTCCACCGTTTGGATTAGTATTTCCGACTGTTTGGTTTGGTTGATTTGTTTGAGTTGCTCCAACAGTTCCATTATTTCCCTCGTTATTTTTCCCATTTACTTGATTTTGATTGTTAATAGTTTGACTACCCTGACCATTAGTGGTAGGATTATTAGTTGATACGTTGTTATTCTTTTTGTTGTCCTTTGAAGCAGATTTTTCTTTTGCCTCAACAATTCCACCGACACTTGTTCCTCCAATCGAACTTATATCGTTTAACGCTGACATTACATTGGTTAATACTGCAATGTTATTTTGAGTTATTAACACATTCATATTTGTGTTTTGGGCTAAACCGACACCACTACATGGTCCATCGGGATTTTTTGAATTAACTTGATTAATCCATTGTTCAAATTCACCTGTTTGTAATTGTTGTTGAGTAAAACTTTGAGTTGACCCATTGTATGTTAAAAACACACTACCTGATGGATTGTCGATGTAAATTTGTTTTTGTTTAAAGGTACAGGGGTCCGTAAATTTATACGAAAACCCCTGTCCTAAAACCATTATTGTTGTGAACAGAAAACTTAATGTAATAAAAATTTTCTTTAAATTCATATTATAGTTCTTTTGTATCAGATAAAGACAATCCGTCTTCCTCGTCTACTTTTTGAATTAACATTTTGTCTCTGTCTTCAGAGTTGAACCAATAATCCACAACTTTGTTTAGGTTACCAACAAAAGCTCCTAAAAGAATTAATAACATTTCTTTCCAATCTTCTTGGATTTCAATTCCAAAGAACACCGCTGAGTTAATACCTAAGATAATGAAGAAAAATAACCCCAATACAATTGCGGTAATTCTCCAACGATTTGCTTGCATTTGTTGTAACATGTAGTAAAAACGATTTTTGTCTTCTACCTTTGTGTAACTTGTTTCACTACTTAATAATTTTTTTAAATTCATTTGTTTTTAAGATTTAAAGACACCCTTTTTTATTAATTTTGACACTACTCTTGACGATGCCGTTTCAAGAGCTTTTTTGGTCGAAATACCTATTGTTGATTGATTAAACTTAATTTCATCAACATCTGATAATAATGTTGATGTCTTAATTGTTGAAGCTTCACCCAAACCACTTCCTGTGATTATCTCACCTGTTTCAGCATCCACAAATCTAACTTGTAAACCTAATCGAGTTGTTTGTGTCGCTTTAGCCCCATCAACCGCTTTAACTACCTCATCTTCAGATACTGAAAAGTCATATACTTCGATATAAACAAAATACTTAGCCAAGACAATATTACCTTTAACTTCAATTTTATTACTTGAAATACCTTTATCAGATGCTTTGTCCTGTGCAATCATTTTCTGTTTGATTTCCTCTCTGTCTTCAGTAAATTTAAATCTATCTGTTGACTCCAAGTATTCCAACACGATGTTTGCAACCCCTAATCCAACTCTCTTATCTTTCAACTCAGGGTACATGTCATATAGTTCCTGATTGATACCGATTTTAAGGACTTGAATTGGAATCACAATTGTATCAGTGTAATCCGATACAACAGCCATGGATTGTCTCTTTTCAAAATCCGCTTGATATTCTTCAGTTTTCACAGTACCAATTTGTGCGCTTGTTTTACAAGAGAACATGAATAATGGTAGTGTAATTAATATCAATTTTTTCATTACCAACTTTCTTCTTCCTTTTTAGGTTGTGGTTGTGCAGGTTGAGCTGCAGGTTTTTCAATTACTCTTTCGATAACGTGAGTTCCTCCACCGTTTTCAACCTTTTGTTTATTTTCCTGATTTTGTTGTACATTAACAATCACGGGTGCAGGTGCTACTTGTTCTGTTTTAGTTTCTTCTTTTGAGTCTTCATGACCTCCAAAAAGCATAGTTGATAACCATACTCCTCCACCAGCAACTACTGTAGTTAATGTTGCGATAATGGTCTTCTTTAATCCTGACCAACTACCATCGTTTGTTTCATTTGTTTCTTCTGACATAATATTTGTTTTTTAGTTTATTGTTTATTTATTTATTATGGCTAAGAGGTCACCGAAGTGACCTCATTATAATTATTGTACTACTATTTTTGTTGCGATGTTCTTGTCAACTCTTTTTAACATTGCCACGTAAACTCCTGGTGATAAGTTACCTAAATCAACCATATATGAATATTCTCCTTTTGGTACTGAACTGTCCAAAACAACTTGATATTCTCTACCCATTAAATCTTTAATTGAAAGTTTAACTGGACCATATTCTTTAACTTTAAAAGTAATTGCTGTCACATCATCAGTTGGATTTGGTGATACCATTATTTCATCGTTACCTGTTAAATCACCACCCATAGACATTTTATATACTTGGATAATTCCATTTGTTGGTGTGATTTCTAAATCTTTACATTGATTGTTTCCTGCAAATTTGTTTGTTGTCCATAAGGGACTAACTGTCCATTCTGTCTGTGGTTTTTTAGCGAGAAATTGTAAAGTTACAACCTCATCACCATCAACAAGTGGTTTAGAGTGGTTATTTACATCGAACCCACCCCAATCAATTTGATTGTCGTTTGTGTTTAAGTATGACACCCAACTTGAAGTTGCCGATTTTGTTTCAACACCTTTAAACTCAAGTAATGTATCGTTGTATTTTAACCCAAACTGTAATGAACCTAGTTTATCCCCGTTAGTTAAAACCTTAACAGGTACATTAACTAAGTTACCTTCTTGTACTGTTAATCTTGGTACGTTAACTTCAATAGTTGTTGTTGGAAAATCGTATTTAACTCTACTATCAATTACGTTATAAATTTGATTTTCAACACCTGGTTGAGGTGTAATTAACACTTCTATTGGAGTTACACGAGCCATTTTATAACCTGTTCCATTCGCATCACCTGGTACTAAAACATAGTAAGTAACTGAGTCAGGTTGTCCCGCAACAATATCAAACGTAAAGTTAGTTGCTCCTGCAATTGTTGATGTATAGTTAGTAGATGAGTTATTGATTGTATTGTATTGAGCCACAGTAAAGAATTTAACATCTTTTACACTGTTAGGCCATGCAGAGAACCTACCTGAAATTCTACCAAATGTACCCCAAGCATCTGAGATAGTTAAGTTATTATCGCCGTTAACATCAGCAGCGTAGAAATTAAAACCTGTTGGTGTTTGTGTACCTAATACATAGTCCTGTACTTTTTGTGCATCAGCTGTGGATATTACATTACCAACACTCATAGTATCACCTTGTACTTTAATTCTTACAAAGTAACCTGTAGTATCAATTGACACGTCTTTGAATGCAAACTTACCTTGTTTATTTGTAACTTGACTTGTCACTTGAACCCATGAACCACTTGGTTTAAGTTTCTTCTCCAAAGCAACTGTAAGGTTTTTAGCTCCTGAACCAGTCACGTTGGTAAAAGTACCTTTGAATGACATTGTTTGAGGAGCAATAACACCACCATAGTTTTGTAGAGTTAATGTATTGTCTGTACCATCTTGTTTAGCAGCGATTGCTGGATATGTTGATACGGTACCAAAAGTCATGTTCGCAATTGATGTAAGTGATGCAAATCCTGTGACGTGACGTAACTTCAATCTAATCATTGGACCTGAAGATATTTCAAATGTGGACAAACTACCCGTATAGGTCATAGTAATTGTTGCATGACCTGCGGATTGATTTACACTATACTTCAGATTTTGAGCAAAAGATGTGTTCAAAGATGTTATGGTATCAATACCTGAGAATGCTGAGTTATCGTAGAAAACTCTAAATTGGAATGCAGTAATTTTTGTTGAGGTATTATTGTAAAAACATAAATCTACATTTGTAAAACCTTGAACAACGGTTCCTGCCAAATACGAAGTGTCCAAGTTAATGTAAACACCCGAAGCGGACGGTGTTGGACAAGTTGTAGTTTGCCCAAAACCAAAAATGGTTAATAACGAGAACGTTAGGGTAAGAAGAATTTTTTTCATTAGCATTTTTTTGTTTGGTTTATTTTTATTTAGTATTGACTATAAATATTCTTAGTTTATAATTCGACCCTATTATTACTATTTATAATTAAATTATGAGATTATTTTTTCTGTTATTATTCGTAGTATTATTTACCCCAATCCACTCACAAGTTAAAATTGATGACGTTGGAGATGGATGGAAATTAAGAGTTGATAGTGCAGTTGCCCTAATAAGAAATACCGATTTGGATAAGTACGGATTATTAATAAAAGTTTGTGACCATGTCTCTTATTGGAATGGTGGGTTTTCAACTATTGAGGACTCATCCACAATTCTAATAACTCAAAAAGATATGTTATATGGTTCAATCAATAATATTGCAGCAATCATTATACATGAATCTAAACACTTATATTATCTTAGGAACAAAATATCCCTTCCACCTCATGAAGAAGAGTTAAGGTGTTATAAATACGAATTGAGTTTTCTTATTAAAGTTCCAAATGTTGAACCTTGGTTAGTTGATAATGCAAAAGATAAGATAAGATTATTTTCTTCATTGGATTAACGAATTTTTTTAATTACCTTTGTTATTATGACAGAAGAAGAATTAGACAATTGGAAGGCGGTCGATTACCGAATGAGGGAAGAAGGAATTGACTATTGTTTTGAACATTACAGTTCATTCAAGGAAATTGAAGATAAGGAATTCCATAAATTAAGAATGGAGTTCTTAGATAGTATGAAAAAAATACGTGAATACGTTAAAGATAAAATTGAAAGTTATGAAGAAGAGTATTAATATATTATTGGTCTTAGGTTTAATCTCATCTTGTAATATGAAACCTGATGTCCTTGAAACAAAAATGAAATTTGTAATTGACTCTGTTGAGTACCATGGAATTGGTCAAGACAATACATTACAAACAACTCCTTATTGGAGAGTCCATTTAAAAGAAAAGAATTTGTGGACAAAGGTTATCACTCGTCAAGAAGTTGGTGATACTGTGGAATTTACAATTCGTAAATCTAACTTTTAATCCTGTTCGTAAATTACATTACTGTATTGGGGATTTTCTTTATCAAATTTCTTAACGAAAATTCCCGATAAAGTATTTGCCATGTTTTCTTCAGGACCACCAATGTCCTGTATTTTATCAGTATCTTTAAGTCCCATCTTTTGATGCTGGTATTCATGAACCCATTCGTGTGCGACGGTTCTAAAAATATCAATCAATAATCTTTTGTGTACTAAAACATATATCTTATGACCAGGTTTTCTAACACCTGTGGTCATCTTTATATCCCTATTACCTGTGAATGTAATATAAACGTCTTCTGTAAGTGGTAATTCACTTTGCAAGAATTTAACAAACTCTTTCGTAACTTCGATTTGTTCGGGTGTTGAGAATTTATTAATATCTTTGAAACATGCTTTCATTATTAATAAATACAATAAAAAGGGTTAAGTGAAAAAAGTTGAATAAAATGTTTAAAAGAATTTTAACATTTGAGGTATCGAAAGGTTTGACAATTTGAATACTGACATTTGAGTACGTATCAGTTCAGGTATCAAGTTTCTAGATGTATGTAGATAACGTATTATCCTCCCTCTTCCAACTTAACCCAATATCTTAGATGGATGTTGTAGCGTTATGCTCATCCAACTCCTCTTGGAGTCTTTCAATTTCTTCTTCGATTGTTAAAACCAGTTGGTCTTTTTCCAATACGCTAATTTTCGCAGTTTTAACAACTGCTTCACCTCTACCATAACGGTCAAAGTGTTTACCATCGACACAATCCAATTGTCTTAAATTTGACAACTGAGATTTCAATTCAGACATACGGAAAATTTTACCGTATACAGGAGCATTTGCCAAATGTAATTTGGTTTTTAATTCAACCAATTCTTCACTCATGGTCAACCAATTTCTCATTGATTCTACAACATCGTAAACTCGTGCTGAACCTTCCTCAACAGAATTATACATTTGAACTTTACTGAACTCTTGGTTCATTTTTGAAGCTAATTTCTTCTTGTACTTTAAGGCTTGTTTTACTTTCATAATCTTGTTTCTTATTTGTATAATATAAGTGTTTTATTTCAAAAGTCAAATTTAATCATCACCCGCATCCCACTCAGTGAATATAAATTCCAATCTAATGAATGTTATTTGGTCGTATCGGTTCTTGTATACCGTAGCCTTCAAACCTCCACTAGAACTCATATATGGTTCGTTTAAACCCATTCGACCAGCTTCTTTAATACCTTCAATAGAACTATTAATCCTATCTTTAGCACTTTCAATTAAATCATATTTTGTTGGGACTCTGTACCCGTTATGCGTTAACCATCTCCAACCTATATATTCCATCATTAGTTGGCACTTATAGAAGTCGAAGTTTTGGATTACTTCATCAATTAATTCTTGTTCTTTTTTGTTAATGGTTATCATGTGGGTCTCCTATTTTTTTAACTCTATACTTATATCCTGAGTCAGAGTTGATTTCGAACCGAAGTCTCATCTCTTCAGCAGCTTCTTTTGTTTCAAATTCTAATACGTCATCTGCACTATCTAAAATAATAACAGGTAATTCTTTTTCTCTTGTGGCATCTTTCACCATCTTTATAATAATGTAACTCATACCCCTATTATAAGAAAAGAATCCCCAACTTTCAAGGTCAGGGATTTCTTTTTTTTTAGATGGATTGGACCATCATTTCGGTCATACCATTCCATTTTTTGATTTGAGATTTTGGAACCCAAAACTCCATCTCTCCAATTTCCTCAACTCGTTTCAAGTAATCGTTACGGAAACGTTCAACTTCAGACTTGTTCTTGATGTACTCCACCTTCATGTGTTTAGAACATGTCTTACCCATCTTAGTCAACATTGAGAACTCATCGGTCAACTCACGTCCGCAACACATACAGATGTTACCACGTTTTACGGTCATCTTACCTGCGAACTTAACCGCCTTTGGACTAACACCCAACAAACGAGTGATATCAATCAACACAGGGTTGAACTCCAAACCGTATGTCTCTTTCAATTGTTGACCAATTTTACGAGCCAAGATGATTGATTCACCTTCAGTTGGCCAGTTCATACTGATGGTCTTGTTTTTGTTCTCCTCTTTTACGATTTGAGCAACTGCCGCTGACACTTGTTTGTCTGTCAACTTACCATACTTTTCCAATTTAGATTGGATGTCTTTAACAAAGTTGTTCTCACCTGTGTAGGATTGAATCTTCTTCATGTCCTCGGTCAACTCAACTTGTTTTGCTTCAACGGGTGCGTTAAAGATTTTCTCAACCGCCACGTTTTGGGCTGGTGTTAATTGACCGTATTTTGCGATTACGTCTTTCATTTTCATGATGAATTGGTTTTGACCTTTGTAGTTCTTAACGTTTTGGATTGTAGATGTAGTTGTCATATTTGTATCGTTTTGTGAATACAAATATACAACAATAGTTTGAACCACCAAACTAATTTCAATATTTTACCCAATTTTTTTTGTAATCCTTGTTGAAGGCACAAAACTCCGCATAATCGTTGATAATCGGTATACCTGTATTGTAGTATCCACATATCACCGCCCAATCTTTATATTGTTTGTGAAGTTTACTTAACAACTTCATGGAGATTTGAACGTTAAGGTCAATGTTGTAGAGCAAGTCCTTCTGACTAATCTTCTTACCACTGACGTAATTTGCAGTACTCGGCATAATCTGCATTGGTCCTTTGGCTCCTGATGATGAAATTAATTTTCCATTATAGTTCCAATCAAATGGTCCTTGATATCTTGTCTCACGATAAGCCACGTTGTAGGCAACGTGTTTTGGTACCTTATACAACTTCGAATACTTCTCTATTGAGGTATACATTTGAAGACTGTAGGGTGAGTTTTGTTTCCCACCCATTTCCTCCAATTTGTATTCTTCTTCAGGTGCCGTCATGCTGAACAAGCTAATACCCGCTCCGATGACACAGAGTACCAAAATAAGATAGAAATATTTGAATCCGTTTATTACCATTAGTTAGTTGGAGTTGCTGGTTTATAGATACTTTTTGCGTACATGTTGAAGATTTGAACACCGATTGAATCTTGATACAAGATATAAGTCCCGTCACCCTTTTGGATAATCAATAAGTTGTTGTTCTCATCCATTGCTAGTTTAACCTCTGATTTCCTAACAGAGACAACCTGAGGTCGTTTGCTGTATGTTGTTTTGATGTAGTCGTAGTAGTATCCGATTGAGATACCTCCTGCAAAACTGATTGAAATAATCGTATAAAACGAGATTTGCTTCAACAGTCCTTTTACTTTTTGTTTGATATTTTCCATGTTTTCCATAATTGTTTTTTTTTTAATGGTACAAAAAACCCCTTGTATTATCAAGGGGTATCGATGTTTTTTAATTTTGGGTGAAGGCTTTGTCAGCCCAAGTCTTCGCTCCCATTCGGTCCCAGATGTTCATGTCACACATGTCAGGGAATGAACTTCTCATATCACCAACGGTCAATACATCCAAGAAAGCTTTATCGATTCCGTGCCACTTGTTACCCTTAGTAGTGAAAACATTGTGCCAGTATTCAACTCCGTTGTCGTAAGACACCTTAACTTGGATGTTTACCAAAGTGTTTTTCTTGTACCCTGCAATAACAGAATGAGCGGTACCTTTCTTGTCGTGAATGCTTAGGAAACCCGCTTGACACTTGCCAGCGATACGGAACTCATATTCCTTATTAAGGTCTTTGATGTGGTTAGAAACCATTACAGAGATGGTTTTATCCTTACATACGGTGTCAAAAGAGCCGTAGAATACGTCTCCTGCCATTGTTCCTTCAGTTACTTTGATGATTGTGTTGGTGGTTGTGTTTGTCATAGTCATATCGTTTTGTGAATACAAAGATACAACAATAATTGACTTCCACAAATCTTTTTTACAATTTTTTTTCTTCGTCAGGAGTGCATTTTTTTTCTGCCCCACATATCGGGCATTCTTTGATTTCTTTTGATTTAATGTATTTCATTCTAACAAGTTTACCCAATTCAAAATCATTTGGGTGATTTTTAATTTCTTCTTCGGTGATGATTAAGTATTGTCCCATATCGTTATTTCTTTACATTATAAATATAATAGTTCATTTTTATAAAATAAACCTATTTATAGTTATGGGATTAGATAAGGATAAACTAAAACGTCTTGAAGATAAATTAAAATATTTATACAAAATGGAATTCGAACAAACAAAGTTCGTCACCAGTAATATTGACATTGACTTTGAGCAAATGGAAGATGAAGATAAGGAATGGATACTTGAAAGAGTTAATATCCAAGTTGACTTTGAATATGACGGAGCTCTTGATGGGGATGAAATATATTACTTTACCCGTGATTTGAAGATTATGTGTGATAAATTTACTTCCGTAATTAAACGATATACCCCAACCCAAGAAGGTAAACTTGTTTCAGGTGATTCAAATTGTCATGTTTCAGACCCAATGATAATCAGAGTTGATTACAAATATGAGGACACCCACAATTTTACATTAGCAACATTTATTACATACATAGACTAATGAACGATAAATTAAAAAGATTAGCCAAGAGTATATCTGAACTATTACCAGATAATCCAAAAAGTCCTCAAAATGTATTTGATTCATTTTCAAATAACGTATATGAGTCTCAAAAAGATTATTTTAATGCACTTGGTAGTGATTCAATAATTAAAATAATTTTATACATTTACTCACTTAAAGAAACAGGTGAATTTAAAATGGGTGATAATATGATAAATAGATTATCATTTGCCTCTTTATTCTTTACCAGTGGAAATTACTCACAAATGCCATGCGATTCTTGTAGTGGGGATGGAGTTGTGGAGTGTGATTATTGTAATCATAATGGTTTAGCGAGTTGTGAGGAATGTGGTGGTGATGGTACCGATTCAGACGGTGAAGAGTGTGGTGATTGTGGTGGACAAGGTGAGGTATATTGTAACAATTGTGGTGGTGACGGTGGTATTACTTGTAGTTCATGTGATGGTACAGGTGAAGTTGAATCAGATGCGGTTGAATATAACTACAGTTATATTTGTACTTGGAATAATGAAATAAAAAATCTGTGTGAATTAAATGAAGGAACACAAGAACCAGCCATGTCCGAATATGACTTTGACCGTCTAAGTGATGACTATATTACTTTATTTTATACCGAAGAAGCCGCCGAGTTAAGAAATTTTGTCGATACAAATGTTCTTTATTGTATTTCTTATTTGGATGAACCAAAGTTAGGTTTACAATCTGATAAGCTCCTACAAATTCGTTGGGACGATTCATCAAACTTTCAATCTTATATGTCATAATTATGGACCTTAAACGATGCCTCAAATTACTTAATTCAATTAATTATCCAAATCAAACAGAAAACCTGTTAAGCGTTTTTAGATATATTGATTATACCCCATACCTATTTAATGAAAACTTATTAGAGAGTCTTGGTGTAATAGGTGTTACCGACTTTGTAGGAAAGACCTTCTCAAAAATGGGAGCCATGTCCAAACCTGGATTTAAAGTTGATTTAGATGATGTCGGAGAAGATGGTTCTTACATTTACCTGATTATTGATTCATATGAAATAATTCAAGATGACGAAGACGGTCACCTTCCTTTTGAAGTTTGGATAAATTATAGTTGGGGTGATAATCAACTTATTCATGATGGTACAGGACTAACTTTGGATGAAATTTATGACGAAGTTGGGTTGGGTGAACTTGGTGAATATGATGAACTTTTAGACAATATCAAGGATAATGTGGCATACAAAGTATATTCCCAAACAGGATTCCATATACACTTTGACGGTCAAATATAAAAAAAGAGAGACCGAAGCCTCTCTTTTTGGGATTGACAGGATGTGTCAAACTTCCACCACCTTGTTTTTCTAAACAAGGAAACTATACCTCAATACTCAGGTCTTCTCGTTTAATTATTGAGTTTACAAGTTTTTCAACATCATCTGAATTCATATAACTAAGAATGTCATGAGTTGCGTCAGGATAAAAATATTTTGTAATGAATTCTTTTGTTTGAACATCAAAGATTGCAACCTCAAATGTGGTTTCAAAATCACCATACAATCCAATATCTCCACCTACAATAGAAATCTCAACCTTATTGTTACCAAATCTCGTTTGTTTTCCACCTCTACCTCTTAATTTATGACTTGGATGGGGTTTAGCCCATTTCTTTATGTCTTCAATAGTTATCATTTTGTCTCTAACGCTTCCATTTTAGATTTGGCAACCAAGTGCTCCGCCAATGTGTAAGCGTCCACGTTAGTCGTGATAATTGAACTCACCAAGTGTTTGTGAGGGATATGAACAAGGAAATCCACACCGTTGAAGAATGTCAAATCATTCTTTAACTCAATACAACCTTGTACCATCTTCAAGAACAACTTGAATTGAGTATTGTTAACAAATGTCTCATTCAATAATACTCCGAAAGTCTCGTGTTGAATCTTGATGTTGTGTGATGCCATGTTCATATCCTTTGATTTAGATTACAAAGATAGTGTTTAATTCCGAACTAACAAATCAATTATTGAATTTCTCCAAACTTTTTTCAACGGTACTTACAAAAGTATTAACCAAATCATTAACATCTTTAAATTCATTCTCTCCTCGTTTTTCAAGGTATTTTAAATTTGAATGAAGTTCATTAAGGTCGATGTTTTTCATCGCATCAATTAGAGATTCAACTTTGTTCTTCGCCCTTTTAACCGCCTCTCTATCCACGTGGTAAGCTCGAAACCTTAACATCAACTCAGCTAATTTCTCAGGTTTCCAACCTTTTTCAACTAAACGTGATTCATCGATTTCGTTATCATTTTGACTGTAGACACTAATTCCACCAGAAAGAGAATGTCCCGAATTATTATAAAAAGCAATCTTCTGAAAGTTTTTTATTTTGGATTCAGTCTTATCAATCAAATACACCAAACATCCATTCCTAATATAGTTATTGAAAGTATTAGGATTACTTTTAGAAGCGGTGCACCATGTAGTACCAGCCCCATATCTTAAAGAACCCCTGTGAGTTTTAGGTGAAACCATAATAACTTCATTGTCCTCGTAAAGCACATTAACATGTTCTTGTCTATCAAATGATTTTTCTTCTTTTGCAATCTCAGCAAGTTCGTTCATGTGAACTAACGATTGATAGTTAGAAAAATCACTTGAATAAATGTCTTTGTTTGTGTGATACGCCAACAACTCATCAAATCGTTTAACCTCTTTGATTAATTGAGGTGAGGTACACATAAAATCACTATTTTTACCACGTGATACCCAAACTTTTAACATGTACTCCAAATACTTTTTGGTTGGTGTAGTATCACTATCAACTAATTTTGTAAATGTTGACATATTTACACCTGGAAATTTTAATCTTAGTTCATCTACTTTTGACATAATATTTATTTTAGCGTTCTGTTTATTTCTTTTTGAATATCTTTTTCTTTCATGGTCTGTCTCTTGTCGTGTAGTTTTTTACCACGAGCAAGTACGATGTCAACCTTGAAGGTGTTTTTAACTTGGTAAATTTTGTATGGGATAATACTTAAACCTTTATCCAAACTCTTTTGAAGTTTAACTAACTCACGTTTTCTAAGTAGTAACTTACGGTCTCTTTTAATATTATCATTACCAATACCTGAGATGGATACGTTTTTCATGAATAACTCTCCGTCTTGGAACATACAATAAGAATCAACAAAAGATAACTTACCATCACGAATGAATTTAACCTCAACACCAGTCAAGACCATACCCGCTTGATACGTGTCCAAGAACTCGTATTCATGCTTTGCTCTCCTGTTTACTATGTTGAAACCCTCTTTCATGGGAACAAAGATAATATAAATTTTGATATAAACAAAAATCCCCCACATTTCTGTGAGGGATTATTATTACCATGTTCTACATGCCCAATATCTTGGTTTCCATCTTGGACCAGGAGTATCACAATTGTGTCTTGCCCTAAAGTTCTTTCTTCTTTCAGGATTATTCTTCTTAATCCTCATTATTTTACCTTTGGCCGATGTTCCACCAAAACCAAAGTTTACCTTAACAACCTTACCTTTGTCGTTTTTAACATATACTTTGGACTTTTTAACGTCACCTTGCATTATTTTACCCAACTGAACTTTTCTTCCCTGATATTCAGCTTCGGTTATTAAATCGCCGATAATAAAATTGGTTTCTTCTACCGAACCATATTCATCTTCATATAAAGTTTCATTTTTGGGTGCAATACCCTTTTTCTTCATATTGATTGCAATTGCAGCTTGTTGAGCAGGGCTTGAAGCTTCGTTTGTTTCCACATCTTCAGATTCATTCTTAACACAATTTGGATATCTTTTTCCAAACATTGTTTTCATTCCTTTTTTCTTATAACCACTCCAACATTTTTCTGTTAGTTGTTGTTTTGAATCACCCTCAATTATGATTTTTAATTGTTGTTCGGTTATTATTATTTCCATAATAATAAATATCCTGTAAAACAAAAAACCCCGAACAATTTCTTGTCGGGGTTCTTGGCTTCAGGTTGAGAATACACCTTCTTACGAGAGACTTTACAGGAGATTATTGTTTACTCCGATTTCCACTTCCTTTTGAGAAGTACCTCTCAGTCACGGTCAATTAGATTAACCAATCCTTAAGTCGTAATCTACTCTGTTTTTACTCGTTGCTCTTCAAGGTTGCCACCCTGATTATGTCTTGCGGACTTAGAGAACTTTCACAACAATCGTATTGGGCTTGGGACCCTTTACGGCCATGAACATCTCATGACTATGTAGTGACCTGTCAATCACGACTGGCGAACGCTTTTCCTTGTATCTTTTAGTTGTTAAACATCAATTAACAAAGTTTGCGGTTGTGGATGATGAAAGTAGCGGTTCGCCGACCAAGCCATGTCATCTTTTGAACGACACGATACTTAACTACTCCCTAAGATATCCCTATCTTCATACTTCAAGTTTGTTTCATCTTAAATCCCTTGGTAGAGACTTTAAGAAGGAATCACCAGCACCACCTGTACGACCTCTTACCTTTCGGTTTTAAACCCACTTTAATATTGAATCACGCAATAGTATGGTCGGATAACCATGTGTCTTACAATAATTCTACGAGTTATTCTTATTGGTGTTCCCACCTCAACCAAACGACCCACATCGCTTGGTCATTAAACCAGTTTCCCTACAGTGTCACCCTCGGTACTCAAGGTCTAACGATATCTCGCTTGTCTACTCGAGCTCCCTTTCGGAAGCCGCAAACCACTTAACCAAATGATTCACTTTATACCACTTTCATGGTTTATTTTATGGACTATAGACCGCCCAATATCTTTAATTCAAAGAACGTTTTCTTAATTGTTTCACAAAGGTAAGATAAAGTTTTCAATTTACCAAACTTTTTGTGAAGTTTTTTTTTTGTTGCGAGAGAGGGAATCGAACCCCCGACCTCAAGGTTATGAGCCTTGCGAGCTACCGCTGCTACCATCTCGCGATATATCTTAAGTAAAAGAACTTTCAAAGTAATGTCCCACAAAGATAAAACTATTTTTTGAAATAATCAAATGTCTGTGGGACATTTTTTTTGAGACTCTCATCTCAATTGTTTCACAAAGTTAAAACAAAATTCTCATTTTGTCAAATATATATTATGAAACTTTTTTTGGGGATGTCCGTCATTTCTGACTGAAACAATAAATATACCCAACAATTTCAAAAGTACTATATTTTTATGGATAAGTCAAATTTTTTCTATAAAAAAGTTTAAATTGACATATCTTCCACTATTATTTGTATTTATATGTATGAAAGTTAGAATCAACGACAATATTTTTAATGTAAAAACTTTAATAGATAAGAAATCTCAATCTATTGGGATGATGGGTAAAACATTTGGAGCTACGTTCGAAGGTCTATTATTTTTAATGGGTGGAGACAAACAATCTTTTTGGATGAAGAATTGTATTATACCATTAGATATTCTCATCATTAGAAATAATGTCATTGTAAACATACATTATAATTGTCCTCCTTGTAACGGTAATGAATGTCCAAGTTATGGTGGAAATGGAAATATTGTATTGGAAGTTGAAGGTGGAAGTTGTGAATACTTGGAGATTGAACCAGGTGATACAGTTGAATACTTACTTTGATTCTGCGATTTTTTCTTTAAGTTTTCTTTCAAACTCATTTGCAATCATCTTTGTAAACTTAACTGAAGGTGAATCATCACTTTCAGAGTCATATCTATTTTGAGATTGAGGTGGTCTTTTACTTCTACCCAAATAATTTAAACCAGAAATGTTTGTAATACATTTGTGTCCACCTGAATTTGATTGAATTAAATCCCATGCATTGATTCCAATTTTATCTAACATATTTCTATGTTCTTCAGTTAAATCTTTGAATGGTGTTTCCATCATATCTTGAATATGGTCCAAAACTTTTTCACCACCTTCTATAGTGGTAAACTTATCACCATATAATGCTTCAAAGTCTTTAAATGTGAATCCAATACTTTCAGGACCCACAGAAGTTTCACTAACCCACTTAATAGTTGATAGAGGAATTGTTCTTTGTTTTAGTTGGTCTTCCCATTTACTTATAACTTCTTGAGCGATTTCACCTAAGTTAACACCTTTTAATTCTCTTTCTTTTTTGAATGGATTACAAGATGCTTGAACCAATCCCATTGGCCATGCCATAATTAAAAAGTCCGCTTCAGGATTGTTTCTAAATGGTGTGTATCTATCATAAGAACCAGGTTTAAACATATTACCACCACCATATTGAAAAATGATACTATCACTAACTCTTGGATAGTTCTTCATATTTTGTTTATAATCTTCAGCGTTTTTCTGTAGTTCTTCAGGTTTAGCTGCGTTTGTTTTTTTCATCCAATCTTTAATACTATTTAAAATAGACATTAAAGATGGTTCTGAATCCATAACTAACGATTCTAAAAACCCTGGTTTATTTTTAAACGCCAACAATAACTTATTAATAACCAAACCTAACAACATTTTATTCTTTTGAAGTGGTTTGTCTTTATCTAATCGATAAATGTAATTAACCACCTCATCAGGTGTAATGTCATATTTAGCATAATCTGCAGAATCAACAGTATTGATTAATAAGATGTCTGATGATGGAAACAAATCTCTTGGTGATACTACTTGTGATATTGTTTCTACGTTTGAACGAGCACCTCTGAATTGTTTTGAAGTACCTTTTTCAACTCCCACTTGTTTGTCGTGGTGGTCCGTATGAATTACGAACATTGGCTTACCGTGAGCAAAATCTACAAGAACTGGCATCACATCTCCCTGTGCGTCGTTCTTTTTAACTGAGAATTCTTTGTCACCGTATTGGATTATGTGAGTACCTACAACTTCAATACCATTATTTTCAAGGTATCTTTTCATTGCAATTGCAGTTGTTACTCCATCCAAATCTTGGTGAAAGTATATTTCAGCTTTAGGATATCTTTTTCTTAAAGCTGAAATATCTCTTATTCCAGTTTCTTTAATTAACATTTTCATTAATCTAATCCAAAGAAGTGAGCGCCTTTATCAAGGATATCACCATAATCGGAAACACATTGCTTGAACATCTCTTTATCTTTATTTAACATCTTACTCATAGTATCAGGACCCCAAACTCCGTCAGCAGGATATACTCCAATTTTAGCCTGATAATTACTTATCGCTTGCGCTGATTTAGATTTTGGATAATTACCAATACTTCCGTCAATTACCAATGCCTTTCCTTCATCATCTTTGATACCTTTTTTATTTAAAAAACATTGGATTGCTCTATTGTAATTATATCCCTCTGTTTGTTCTTTAATAACACGTTTAACTATTCTTGTTAAATCCGATTCTGTTAATTTTATAATTTTTTGTCCCATATTAGTTTTTTAAATAAATATCCATAAAACAAAAAAAAGGGTTGTTAAACCCTTTTATTTAAATTCCATTTCCATTTGTTTATTTCGGTCAATAAAGTGTTGAACTCTATCTTGAGCAACTTTACTGTAGTTTTCACTCAATTCTATTCCAATCCATCGTCTTCCACTAATCTCAGCGGCACATAAACTAGTCCCACTACCAGCAAAAGGGTCAAGAATTACATCGTTCTTATAAGTTAGAATCTTAATCGCTTTCATTGGAATATCCATTGAGAAGGTCGCCTTAGTTTGTTGTCTTGTATCCGCAAAGTATTCCCACTGACCATAAACCAAAGACATAAATTCTTTCTTATCATTATCCTGATATATCGCTTTGGTTTTTACGGTACCATCTTCCTGTTCCATGTCAACCATGTCAGCTTTCCATTGTGGTTCACCTTTAATTTTTTTAATCCTGTCTTTCTTATAAGCCAAGATAACACACTCCTTTGGATTGTAGATGTAAGGACTTGAAGGACTCATCCATGAACCCCAAGCTGTGGTCTTACTTCTGTGTGGTGAATTCTCATCAAGGTCAACAAGACCATAAAACTTAAACCCAACCTGTTTCATGATAGCCCAAAACTCTGACATAAACAATACTCGTCCACCTCTATCCTGTACGTTCACTTCGTATGGGATGTTTACAGCAATTCTACCATCATCTTTCAATGTGTTGTAGGCTTCGGTCAACCATTTTCGTGAAAACTCCCAGTAATCCTCCATACTCATTCTGTCGTCATGACTATCGTATTCGATTCCAACATTGTATGGTGGTGATGTCACAACTAAATCAACAGATTCTAACGGTAATGTTTTCATTACCTCGATACAATCACCTTGTAATATTTTTCCTGTTTCTATCATATCTTACTATTCTTTAAATTATCTATTCGTCTTTGTAGATACCATAGAGCCTTATTCAGGTCTTGTAATTCTTTATCTTTTTCTTTTTTTCCCGCCCTTGAAATATATTTAACAGTATTTCCAAGATGGAAATCTAATTCCCACGCCTCGATAACTTTGATTGCTTCGTATGGATTGTCTTCCCCTCCGTAATGTTGGGGGTGATTTACTTGTTCACTCATCTTCTTTTTCTTTATAGAAACCAATTTTAATTTGTTGATGCATTTCTTCTTTTAATGCCTTGTTTTCTCTTTGAAGAGGTCTTACCATCATAAAATACATTATGATTAAATTTACAACTACTGTAATCGCTAAAATAAAATACATCCAAAACATATTATTTTTTTTTATTATTTGTTTATTTACAAGGGTTTAATCACATAATAATCTTTTGCATAGGTAGATTCTTCGATTAAATTTTCTTCAATAAGTTTGTTTAGTTCAACTCTTGCCTCATCCTCAGGAATTCTTAGGATATACTTTGCAATATAATCGATGTGAATGGGTTGTCTTAATTTAGACAATAATTTTTTAGTTGATTCAGTATCCATCTGTTTAGTTATTATTTTTAAAATTTCTTCATCTGTATTACCTTCATTGTGTAAGTCATAAACCTTAAGACTTTCTTTATCTTCAAAAAAAAGAGCATCACTCTTACCGTAATACTCTTTCAATTTATTTTCATGAAGTAACTTTAAACTTCTTTCAATATTGATATGTCGTTTATTGAATCCCACGACACAAATATAAGTATATTATATTTCAGAGTCAAAGTTTTTTACCTTAACCATGTTAACTATTTGAAAAATATATGCGGTTATTTTTCGTTTCATGATTGGTACGATGGCTTGTTCCATTGGAAAATTCTGACTACATGACATTTCAAATACTGGTAAGTCTTTATAGTATTCAGTTTTGTTAAACTTGGAATGGTTTTCGATGATTGAAAGTAATGTTGTTTTGTCAGGAGTGTTCTCATATATCTTAGTTATATAAGTTTGACTTATGTTTATATCTCCTCGTTTCTTTTTGATTTCATATTCCCAAACATAAACTTTATTATCCAACTTTCTATAATAAAAAACATATCCTGAACCCGCAACCAAGTGTTCTTTATTCTTTTTGATTGAGATTTCAACTTCATCAAACACAATGTTCCAAATAGATTTTGCAATATTGAATGTGTCAAATAATTTGTTGTTTGAATATTTGATTGTCCTACCCAACTCGTCCTCCTCTTCTTTAGACATTTCTCTTGGCTTCTTTGGATACAAATCTTTTAACATGATTTCATCATCATAAGAATGAAATTTTTTGTCTGTAAGTAGGAGAGTATTTTCTTTGGATAATGATTGCATGTTTGCCAAGTGTAACGACAACTCAACAAAGTCAGGATAAATTTCAAACTTATCTAACCTCTGCTCGCATTTCTGTATGTAATCCAATAAAGTATATTTATTGTATTCAAAATCCAACGGCTCTTTTAACATCCACTCAGGATTTAGCTTAAATGCTATTTTCTTTCTTCTCCCCATACAACAATTATAACCAAATAAAAATCTTAATCAATTCTCATTACATAAAAGGTCACACCTTCAACATCGATTTCATCCGCACTTCCATCATAACCATTTAGTGTGGTACCATATCCATCTTCTTCAACAATCCCTTTAATGAACGCATCTTTGTCTATATACTCATTCATTTCTAATCCATACTCATTCATAAAACCTTCTACATCATTTTTTGCTTCTTGAACTCTACTTTCAATTATCTCTTCAAGTAAATCCTCAGGGAAATCACCTTCAGGGTCTTCTTTGATATCCTCAATCTCTGTGTCCATCTCGGTAATCTCATCATTCAACTCGTCAATCCTTTCTTCAATATCCTCATCATCCTCACCATCCATACTACCCTCCAATTTGGTTATTAACTCTCTATATTTTTCTATCTTATCATTTAAAATTGCAATCTTTTCTTCTTGTTTT